AAAACAAAAACTTTTTATATTGCCGGCAATGGCCTTGAAGCGGTATCCGGAAACATGGATGAATTTATCCGCAACCAATATTCGGCATTTGATATGAATGAGATTGCCGAACAAATGGCTTTTGATTTTGAGATGTTCGGGGGTTTTTGTGTTAAAGGTACTTGGAACCGCGAAGGAACTCGCGTTGCTTTGTGGGAATATTTGGATGTTGATCGCATTCGAATGAGCGAAGATGAAAAGACTTATTACATCTCGGATGATTGGAGCGCAATGCAACAATCATCGGAAAAAACTAACTTACGAATGTTTCCCGCCCTGGATGAAAATAACCGGGTTGGCCAATTTGTTCTTTATTATAAGGAACCGGCAAAGAAATCTCGCAAAGAAAAGGGAATTTATCCGAAGCCAACTTATCAAGGGGGATTAACAGCGATTCAAACTGATGTTGATATTGCTAAATTTCATATGTACGAATTGCAAAATGGATTCAAATCCGGTACCTTGATAAATATGCCAAGCGGATTCCCGGAATCAAGCGAAGAGCTGCGAAGGATCACGGATTCAATTAAAGGCCGTACGCAATCCGTTGAAGATGCCGGCGAAATTATTATAACCTTTTCCGATGGCGCGGATTTAGCCCCAAGCGTTCAACAATTAAACGGCAATGATATTGATAAGCGTTATTCAGTAACCGCGCAATCTGTTCAACAAAATATATTAGTTGCGCATAGTGTAACCGCGCCAACATTGTTTGGAGTTATTCAAACCGGTTCATTTAATGCTGCCGAAAGTGCGGATTTATTTGAGATATTTAAAACAACTTATGTTTCCGCAAGGCAAAAACGCATTGAATGGATGCTTAATTACATGGCAAAGCTTGGCGGTTATGTTGGAAGCGTAAAATTAACCGATGTTATGCCGTTACTTATTGAAGAAACCGATGCAAATGCAGTTCTTGATTCAACAAATCCGGCAGCCATTACGCCAGTTGTGGATGTTGCTGCGGTTGATGTTGCAAAATCCGCGTTAAATGAAGCGCAAATTGCTTCATTAATTGAAGTTGCCGCCCAAATTAATACCGGAATCCTTACAAAAGATGCCGCGTTAAACATAATTTTGGCTTCATTTCCTTCCATTGATGAAACTCAAGCTCGTAAAATTGTTGGATTGCCAACAAATGCTTTTTCAAAATGCAAGCATAATTCATTCTCTGATAAAGAATTAAAGATATTTGAAGAGTTTGGAGAATCTCAAGATAATTTTATTGTGGTTAAATCAATGCCAATTGCTTGGGATACACCGAGCGAAGAAATATTCTCGCGCCAAGATATGTTATTTGAAACAATTGGAGAAATCAAATTGAAAATTAAGGATTTTGATAAAAATGTTTTGAGTTTGTTGAATAATGGCGAAGATGCGGCATCAATTGCGAAGGCATTGAAATCCGATATTAAAACCGTTGCAATTTCAATAAATCAATTATCAACCTGGGAACTTTATACCAAAGGAAGCATTACAGATTTTGGCGATAAATTAATTAGTGATTTGGAAATTGAAACAACCGAGTTTGAAGTTCGATATACTTACAAAACAAGAACGGATGTTCCGGCGGTTAAAACCGAATCAAGGGAATTTTGTAAAAAGTTACTTGAATTAAACCGAAGCTTCACAAGGGATGATATAAACACAATTTCAACGCGAGTTGATCGCAATGTTTGGACTTATCGCGGCGGTTGGTACACAAATCCGGATACTGGAGCAACAACACCATGGTGCCGCCATGAATGGCAACAACAATTAGTAATTAAACAAAAATAAAATTATGGATTATCTATTATCGGTTGACAATTTAAAGAAACTTGGCCTTATTCATATGAATACGGATACGAAATTATTGGCGGTTGCTATTAAAAGAAGCCAGGATATACAATTACAACCGGCATTAACAACTCCATTATTCAAAGCGCTATTATTGCGCGTAAATACAAACACCTGGACTCAACCATACTTGGATTTAATGAATGATTTTGTAACGCCTTGCTTGGTTGCATTTGTTGATTACAGATGCGCGCTTTTATTGAATGAGAAATTAACCAATAAATCCGTTGGAAGGATTCAAGATGAGAATCAAACACCGAATACAGATGCCGAAACAAGCGCTTTGCGGGATCAATTGCGAAAAGATGCATATTTCTACAAAGAAAGATTAATCGTTCATTTAAGAGCGGATAATGGAACTCTTTATCCTGAATATAATCAATCATCTTCAAGCCCTGGAGCTTGTTCCGAAGATATGCTTGCGGATCGTTCCGGATATACTCCAATAAATTTTATTATATGAAATTTAAAGCATCAAAGAAACAAATTGAACAGCTTAAAAAATACTTAAATAATTATGGAAAAAACATTAAACCAACTACGGAAGGAGTTCGAGTTAATAGCAACCGAACACCGGCAAATTAACTCCTTTTTCTTTGGGGAATTTTTGGATGCTGTTTCCCGGGATGCCGTAACTTATCCAATGATGGTTGTTTCTTTACAACCTTCGCAAATTGGCGATTTCAATGTTGGTATAAATGCCATAATTACAATATGCGATAAATACAACCAATCCGATTACGATCAAATAAATGAAATTCATTCGGATTGCATTTCCATTTGCAAGGATATTCATACAACTTTCAAGCAATGGCGCTTTGATGAGTTCCTTGATATTGAAGGAACAATCGGAACAACTCCATTCATCAACCGTTCCCAAGATATGACGGCCGGATGGACTATGGAATTAGCCGTAAACATATACGACACCGAGAATTGGTGCAACATTCCGTTTGATAATTATGATTTTAAGAACAATTAAACATAATAGATATGATTCATCTAAAAATTTGGAGCGTTTTATTCTTTATATTTGGTTACCTTACAACCGGCGTTTTATTTTTTGAAGATGCATTATATTTAAAAATGATTGGATTAACGTTCAACGCATATTTAAATTTTATATTAATTGAACAATTGATTGAAGAATGAAAGCACAATTAGCAATATTATTATTAAGCATCCAAACAAATTTATTAACCTTGATTAGCATTATAACCGCGTTTTTTATGCCAATATCCGGCATTATTTTTCTTGTTGGGTTTTTAATCCTTATCGATACAATTACTGGAGTTTGGAAAGCTAAAAAATTAAATCAACCAATTACATCCCGCAAGCTTTCCGCTATTATTAGTAAGTTAGCTCTTTACGAAGTGGCCGTAATCATGTTATATTTAATTGATTACTGGATACTGGATGCAATTGTTTTAAAATTCTTTTCCGTTCCTTTAATGGTTACCAAAATAACAGCATTAACGCTTTGCAGCATCGAGCTGATTTCCATTTCGGAAAATTATAAAATAATCTACGGAATAAACATTTGGGAAAGTTTAAAGAATCTATTAAAAAGGGGCGCGGAATTAAAAGATGATGTTGATAAAATAAAAAAATAAGATGTATTCAAAAGAACAAATTGAAAAGGCCGTAAAATCAAAGGGATTTGTTTGGTTCAATGGTTCCAAAGATTACGATGTAAACATTGTTGGAGTTCGCAATGCAACACCAGGGCAAAAAGTTACAAATCTGTTTGATGACAAAATAACTTTGTCTTATAAGGTTGGCGGCGAATGGTTTTATCATGAATGGGATGCAACTACGGAACCGGGAAAAAAAGGAGTTATGCAATTTCATAATTCCGGGGGCGTTGCCAGATTGGTTCCGGATCAATACCGCGGCGTTTATAAAGTTTCAATGCATCAAGGGAAATATCAAGCGCTTTGCCAAAGGTTGGGGGATGTAACGGTTTGGAGAGATAAAAACCGCGATATGGATTTTGATGAAATAATTCGAGATACCGGAATGTTTGGAATAAACATCCACAAAGCCGGAACAGTTTCAAACTTTGTTGAGAATTGGAGCGAAGGTTGCCAAGTATTTAAGCGAACAAAAGATTTTCTTGATTTTATGGTTTTAATTAACCGGGCAAAAGAGATACATGGCAATCATTTTACATACACTTTGATAATATCAAGCGATATTAATGGCTAAAATTAAACAAGATACAACCAAAAGAATCAAGCCGAAAGTAAAACGGCCTGGCGTTCATGCAAAATCAAAGACAAGCAAGCTCAAATCAAGTAAAAATTACGTCAAATCTTATACACGACAAGGATGAAATATATAATATTTATTTTAATAGCAATGCTTTGCAGCTGTTCCGTTAATTATCATATTAACCAAGCAACAAAGAAGGGTTTTAAATGCGCCGAAACATCCGATACAATCCAAATATTAAAGATTGATTCTATTCCTTACGTTGTGAATGACACAATTGTTTGGGAAAAATTTTTCACTACCAAAGACACTGTTATAATTTACAAGAACGTTTATATTCCTAAACCCAAATGGCAAATTAGAACCGAAATCAAATACAAATATAAAATTCAATTAAAAACAATATATAAAGATCGAGTTGTTGAGAAAGCCAAGGCAAAAAGCGAAGGGCAAAAGGCAAAATCGGAAGCAAAGAGCAACCGGCCAAATGGCAATTTGAATTTATTATTTGTCGGGGTTGCAATTGGATTGCTTCTTTCCTGGCTTTGGAAATACGCAATTAAATCCATAATTTAAATTTTATGAAAAATACAAGCGCAAGGTTTCGCCTGAAAAAGGATGAAATCGAAATACTCATGCAATATCGCGGCATCAAGAATGCAACCGATGAAGCGGGAGTTGATGACAAGGATGTTAAACATGGTTGGTTAAAAACAAAAGAAGCTTCATTGTTCTTTAAGAATCCAAATTTCAAAGCCGAAGAGTTAAATGAGATTCAAAAAATCAAGGATCAAGCCATTGCCGAAGTTAAAGCATATGCGCCAAAATATACAGCCATAAAAACTAATAAAAGCCCGGATGATCATTTATTAATTATAGATATTGCGGATTTGCATATTGGAAAATTATCAACGGCCTTTGAAACCGGCGAAGATTATAATTCACAGATTGCCGTTAAACGTGCAAAAGAAGGGATGCAAGGCATTTTAGACAAAGCCAAAGGATTTACTATTGATAAAGTTTTATTCGTTGCGGGGAATGATATATTGCACACCGATAATAACAAGCGAACCACAAATGCCGGAACCCCACAAGATACGGATGGCCAATGGCATCAAAATTTCATTATGGCCAAGAATCTTTACATTGATTTGTTGGAACAATTAATGAGTTTTGCGGAAGTTGAGGTTGTTTATAATCCTTCAAACCATGATTTAACTCATGGCTTTTTCTTGATGCAATTAATTGAAGCGCATTTTGCTAAAAGTTCAATCAAATTCAATGTTGATTTGCTTCATCGAAAAGCATTTAAGTACGGAAAGAATTTAATCGGCACAACTCATGGCGATGGCGCCAAGGTTGAAAATCTTCCAATGTTATTGGCAACCGAATTTCCAATTCTTTGGAGTGAAACAAAACATCGTTACATTTTTTCCCACCATGTTCATCATAAAATAAGCAAAGACATGATTGGAGTTACCTTTGAAACATTGCGATCCCCTTCCGGAACAGATGCATGGCATCATAAAAATGGATATACTGGGGTTCCAAAATCGGTTGAAGGATTTATTTTTCATAAAGAATTTGGCCAAATTGCGCGGTTAACTCATAATTTTTAATATATTTGCGGTTCATAGTGTTGTTTTAAGGGGCGGGAGTTAGAAGCAACCGCCCTTTTTTTGTCATAAATTTTGACATTTTGCTAAAGGATAAGGGGCAAAAATTACCACGTTAATTAAATAGAAATGTTTTTATGGTTATAACCATAATTACAATTAAAATTTTAAGGGTTTTACCTTTATAATAGTACATTATTAAGTAAAATTAACCTTGATTATATGTTTTACTTTCAACCTGGGGACAATTTGTCCCCTTGTAGATGGCTACAAAATGTAGCCAACCTTATTTAGAATGATTATAAATTAACAAAAAATGTTAATTATTATTTTCATATATGAAAAGTATTTGTAACTTTACAAAATAAAACAAACACCATGAAAAAACTATTTAACTATTTTAAACCCGAAGGAGAAGAAGAAATTTATTTCTCCAAAATTTTTATTGCGGCGATTTTGATTGCTGCTCTTATTACAAATATATTTCCAATATTAACTTTTTTAAAAAACACGTTATGAACAAAGAACAAATTTTAACGCAAGTAATTTGCGCAATGATTAACTCCGGAGAAATGAAAGTTTTTGCATACGAAGCAAAGCTTGAAAAAGCCGTACAAATTACAAACTCCATTATTGAAATTTGCGAAAAAGAAAATTATTTTCCGGAATATTATGTTTAAATACAAAGCAACATTCAAAACTTGGTTGCGACCAGGTTCCCCGCTTGTAATCCAAACAAGGATTGTTGAAGCATATGATGAAGATCATGTAAAAATACTAATTCAAAAGAATGATAATTTAATAATAAAAATCGAAAAACAATGAAACAAGAAACAACATTGCAATTATGCATTGATTTATTTGAAGAAAATGGAATCAAACTGGATGCCGTACAAATCGCAAGCTTACAAGCTTACCAGAAACAATCAATTTATTATGCTTATCAAAATGGTTATTATGATGGCAAATTAAATAAGCCGGAAATTTTAACATCGCTTGAATTGGCAAAAAAATTCTACGATGAAAAGTTTGCTTAAATACATTATTTTTATTAATCAAGAAAAAATCAAGGCCATGATTTATTGTGGCCAAGGTTTTAATTAAAACTAACAACATGAACAAAGAAATCGAAATCGAAGATTATTGCGGAACCATTACTTGGCTTTGCATGGATGATGAAATTGAATTTGAAGCAAAAGTTTATTATCATTTTGAAGAAGATGATGATGTTGTAACTTGCGAAATTGAACATATCTATTTAACTCAAAAATTTAAAGGAGTTGAAAAGCAAATATTTCCGGATCGCGAGCTTTCCAAAGAACTTGCCGATATGGTTATTGAATTGGTCGAGGAATCGCCAAATGATTACGGATATCAAGAACAATTATTAAGCCAATACCATTACTATTATGAAAACTACTAATAAACAACAACCAACCTTTGCTGCAATACTCCAGTTTTGGACTCGCCGAAGATGGCATTATGAAATTTCAACGAATTTCAATCTTGAATTATATCTTAAATATTTAAAAGCAATCAATGACAAAGTATAAACATGCAGCCATTGGCTTACTAATCGGATTTTTAATCGGATTCTCCTTATCAATTTATAGATTAAAGGAATGCCAGGAACAAAACGAAATAATTAAAGACTTAATAATTGAATCGCCATGAACATAAATGAAATAATTAAACAGCGCTATCCATTTGAGCCAACAAAGAAGCTTGCGGATGATTTGAATTTAACAGAAAGCCAAGTTTATAACCGCGCTTTTGCGATGAGAATTAAAAAAGATCCAGTTTATTTGCGATCAACACAATTCCCGGCCGGATATCTTGGCGGTAAAGCAACACAATTTCAACGCGGCCATGTTCCGGCAAACAAAGGACAAAAAATGTCCAAAGAAGTTTATGAGAAAGCCAAGCCAACAATGTTTAAAAAAGGCAACCTTCCATTAAATACGCAACCGGTTGGAACCATAAACAAGAGATTGGATACAAATGGCAAATTTTATTCTTATATTAAAATTGCGCATTCAAATTGGCAATTATTAAATCGCTATCTTTGGGAACAAAATTTTGGAAAGATTCCACCTGGAATGATTGTTATTTTTAAAGATAACAATGAAGATAATTTTGAGCTTTCAAATCTTGAATTAATAAGTAAAAAAGAGAACATGCAACGGAACTCAATGCATCAATATCCGCTTGAAATAAAACAAATACTAATTTTAAAAAACAAACTAATTAAAAAAACAACAAAATGGCAAGAAACAAATTAAGTGATTTGCGCGATCATATGTTCGCAGCATTGGAAAGAATTGATGATGATCAATTAACTCCAGAACAATTGAAGAATGAAATCGATAAAGCAAAATCCATCGCAATGGTTGGATCTGTTATAATTAATTCGGCAAAGGTTGAAGTTGATTATATTAAGGCAACCGGAATGATTGAAGCGGAATCCGATTTATTTAAAACAATAATTTCACAAAGACAAATTAGTTAATATATTAGACATTTATGGCTATTTTAAAAGAATTTAGCTATTATATGATTCGCAATGATTCGCTATGATCTTACAAATAAACTTTAAAAATTATGAATATAGATACTATTAAAGAGTACATTCAAGAACATGAACTTGATTTACCAAACAGAAATTTTGCTATAACTTATCAAAGATATTATTTTTACGCTTTGCTAAGAACCCAGGGGATGCCCTACCAACATATTGGATTAATGTTCAATAAGCATCATGCAAGCGTATTGCATGGAATTGCTTGCCATAATAACTGGATGAAACAACAAGATGAACTTTATTTATATTGCACCTTGAAGCTTCGCGAACAATTTCCATTTGAGAAATATTATAAGCCATTGCAAAAAAGAGTAATTGATTGCAAAAACATGAAGGAATTGAATAAACTCAAGACTTTGATTAATAAAAACATTTATTAAATGACGATGAATGACGATAAAAAAAATAGCGTCATGGCCTTAAAGCCATATGCTTGTTGCAAAGTAGCCGATTCCATGACGATGACGATAAATTTTATATGAGAGTTACCCTTATTTTTAAAAAGTGCGGAATTGGCTCAAAATTTTTGAAATTTTATCGTCATATCGTCATGACTTTGAGCAATCGCATAACAGCATTACGATACAGCCATGACGATAAATTTTTTTTGCTGGAATATTTTCCGAATATCGTCATTTATTGTCATGATTTTAGCCCCTTTTTTACATATATACAAAAAACAGACACATTATGATTCCAAAAGTTAGCGTATTTAAGAGCTTATTTAACGCAAAGGAAACTCCTTATTCATTAACGGTGCTTGAAGTCTTTGAGCGCATTAAAAATGGGTATTCAGATCTAAATAAAAAGATTGAACGGTTGAGAAAATTGGATGAAACATCCGAGCAACATCGAAACTTGAAAAATTCGTTACTTGCGATAATGTTCAACGGCCAATTTAATGAACGCAATGATAATGGATTGATCCAACATTCCGGGCTTTGCGTTTTGGATTTCGATGATTATCCAGATGAACAAACAATGAATGAAGAAAGGCAAAAATTACAAAATTGCCCCTTTGTTTATTTATTATTTACATCGCCAGGCGGCAAAGGTTTGAAAGTGGTTATTAAAATCCCCAAATCAACAAAGGATGAACACAAAAGAAGGTTCCAAGCATTTCAAAAGTTCTTTAATTCGGATTATTTTGATCCAACATCTTGTAATGTTTCCCGGGTTTGCTTTGAATCTTATGATCCAGATGCTTACATCAATGAATTTTGCGATGAGTTTACTCAAATCGACCAAGAAAAAGGATTTGATTTCCATGATAAAGCGCCAGTTTGCATCTTAAATGATGAAGATAAAATAATTGAACGGATAATGAAGTTCGATTTTGGATGTACTTTTTCCGAAGGATCCCGGAACCAATATGTTTTTAAGGTTGCAGCTTGTTTTTGTGAATACAATATTTCCAAAGATGCTGCCGAATATTATTTGCAAAATCAATTTGTTTCTCCTGGCTTTACTCAAGGCGAATTAATACAAACAGTTAAATCCGCTTACAAAAAAGCAAGCCAAGGAATCAAATACTTTGAAAATACGGAGCTTGTTGTTAAAGTCAAGAATAAATTAAAGCAAGGAATCAACCCGCGAGATATAAAGAAACAATTGAATGTTGATGATTCCATTATTAATGATGTTAAAGATGAACTTGCAACAACCGAAGATGTATTTTGGGAAATAGAGATAAAAAAAGGAGTTGAAACAATAACCGTTGAACCGATGAAATATTCGGAATTTTTGGTTAAGAATGGATTCAATAAGTATTACCCGGAAAATGCCGAAAAGCCAACTTTTGTGCGCGTTCAAGAAAATAAAGTTCGGTTAAGTTCAACGGATCAAATAAAAGATTTTGTTTTAACCTTTCTTTTGAGCAAAGGCGAAATAAAAGTTTGGAACTATTGTTCGAAATCAACTTATCTATTCAATGAGAATCATTTAAATATGATTGATTCAATTGCATTGAAGATGCTCCAGGATACAATTGATTGTTCTTTCATCCCCTTCAAGAATGGAGTTGCTAAAATAACAAAGAAAGAAGTTGTTTTGCAATCTTATATTGATGTTAATGGATACATTTGGGAAAATCAAATAATTGGCCGGGATTTTACAAAGCTTGATTCCTTTGAGAATGATTTTAAGGATCTTGTTCATAAAGTAAGCAATGAAGATGAGAACCGAACGGCAGCGCTTGAAACAACACTTGGATATTTATTGCATACATTCAAAGATAAAACAGATCAAAAAGCAATTATTTTCAATGATCAAGAAATTGATGATAATGCAAATGGTGGTTCCGGTAAATCCTTGATGTTAACCGCGCTTGGATACCTTCGAAAGATTGTAAAGATTGATGGCAAAGCTTTCAACTTAAAAGGGGATTTTGTTTATCAAAGAGTTAATTTGGATTCTCAAATTTTAGCCCTGGATGATGTTAAGAAAAATTTTGTATTTGAAGATTTATTCTCATTGATTTCGGAAGGCATAACAGTAAACAGAAAAAACAAGGATGAAATATTTATTCCATTTGAGAGATCCCCGAAAATAGTTTTAACAACAAATTATGTTATTGCCGGCGCCGG